CCGACGCGCAATCCGGGCTTCATCGGCCTGCTCGGCACACTGCACATGCTGTTCATGGTGAGCCTGATCGGGATCTTCACCGACACCAGCGCGCTCACGCGCAAGTGGCTCGAGCTGCCGATCGCGCTCACCGGCATAGCGATCCTGGCCGGTGGGATCCTGTTCGCCATGACGCCGACCGGCGGCTCCGGCAAGACAGGTCGCCGCATCGCACTCGGTGCGCTGCACGGTCTTGTCCAAGTCGCGCTTGGCGTCGGCGGGACATGGCTGCTTTCCCGCACGTCGGTGCTGCACGGCCGGTGGCCGCTTCCGATCCTCGCCGTCGTCGTGTACCTGTTCGTTGCCGGCGCGATCGCAGCGCTGATCTTCTCCGGGTACATGCTGGTGGCCAGCGCCTTCGGCATCAACGTGAACGAGCTGTTCTCGTCTCAGTCGATCATCGACTCGAAGAGCTTCCTACGGCTGCACATCGACTCGTCCGGCGCGCTGACGATCTCCATCCGCGCCGCCGCGTCCTCGACGAACGTGTCGAGCGGATAGACCGACAGCACCGCCCGCGCCACCCGCGCCATCGGAGCGGTGGCTATGGGCAGGCATCTCCCCAATCGTCTGGACGTGGGTTTCTTCCCCGGTGCCGTAGAGGGTTTGGCTGCCGATGTTGGCGGGCGTGCCTCCGTAGATCATCTTCCGCCGCAGATCGGGCAAGGTGATCACCCGGTTGGGCGCCGTGCCACTGATCGCCCAGAGCGGGTTCCCGGCTGCCACCTCGGCCGCCGCGAAGTTGGCCAGAGTCGAATAGCCCGCGTTCTCGTTCAGAGTCGAGCCGTCGGCCAGCGCCCAGTTGGTCGGGATCGTCTTGCCCGTCCAGCTCTTGACGGTGCCGATCTGGTCGCTGTCGTAGACCGTCCCGGCTGGGCCGGTTGGGCCTGCCGGGCCGGTGGCGCCGGTCGGGCCTTGCAAGCTGCCCCTCAGCGTCCAGGTGGTGCTGCCGGTCTTCTCGTAGTACTGGCCGCTGGTCGAGTCGATGTACCAGTCGTTGACCGCCCCCAGCGAGCCGGAGGGCGCGCCCGTGCCCGAGTACCAGGCTTCCCCGGTAGTGGGCGGAGGCGGGTCGAGGATCTTGGCGTAGTGGATCTTCGGGATCGCGCTCTCCTCGAAGAGCAGATCCGGGTGGTGCTCCAGGAAGTTCTTCAGCCAGGACTTGAACTCGTCCGGGTAGGCCTGTGGCTCCTTCCACCAGCGGCGCAGGAAGTCCACCCGCGTCTTGAAGTCGGGATCGGGCCGGTCGCGGGCGCCGATGCTCGGAATCGACCCCTGGCTGCTGGCCGGGATGGTCTGCTCAGGCATGGAGATCACCCCCGCGTGTGTCGTCGTAGGCCATGATCTCCTGCTCCAGCGCGTAGACCCGCAGCTCGCGCTTGCCGGTCAGCAGGTAGCGGATGATCTCCGCCTTGCGGTGGATCCGTAGCGGCACCCGGATGATCTGGTTCGGCTGCGCCGAGACCGGCTGCAACTGGGGCGTGAGCGCGAACAGGCCGGGCGGGTCGGCGGTCGGGTCGCTGCTCATGTCGATCGCCACATCGACCGAGGCCGAGAGGTCGAGCAGGGTGGGCCGGGTCGGGTCTCCGGCGAAGGTGACAAAGCCACGCCGCAGGCGCTTCTCGCCCAGCGCCCCGAAGCGCATCCCCCCGGTGATGATCTTCAGCAGCGGCTCGGTGCCGTCCCCGTCGGCAACGCTGGCCGGGTCGAAAACGGTCGAGAGCCTGGCGATCCGCCTGCTCGGCTGCGGCATCAGCAGATCCTCGGAGGCCGCTCCCCAGGAGGGGATGCGCAGCAGGTGGCGGGCGACGATGTTCGACCACTCCCACCAGGTGTTGTTCTCCAGGTCGAAGACCAGCGAGCGCTTGAAGGCGTTGCCGCTGGTCAGGATCGAGACCACCATGTACTGGCGGTAGCAGCCCAGGCACACCTTGTCGCCTGCGGCCGGGGAGTAGCAGAAGGGCCAGTAGGACGAGATCCCGCCGATCGAAGTCAGGTCGGAAGGCTGCGAGCCGTCCGAGCGGAAGACGCCGTTGGCGTTCGCCCAGAGCACGAAGTCCTTGTAGGTCGTGACCGCATCCGGGTCGGACAGACCCTGCGAGAAGGAGTACTTCTTCAGGGTCAGATTGCCGGGCGTGCCCGGGGTGATCACTCCGCCCGGAGGCGTATCCCCGACCAGGATGTGGGTGCCCTTGGCGCCGAAGACGAAGATCGAGTTGCCGCGCGGGACGATCGCCACGATGTCCTCGGGAATGTCCACGTAGCGCTGGTTGGGCAGCGTCCAGTTCTCCGGCTCACCCGGCTCCGAGAACCACATCCGGTTGGCGTTCGGCCTGCCGCTGTTCAGGTCGCCCGCCAGGATCAGGTACTCGCCCCAGCTCGCGCCCCGGTCGGCCAGCGGCGGCGTCCCGGCCAGAGTGGCCAGCGCCCCCGAGCCTGTCCACTTCTGCGTGATCGAGGCGGCGCCTGCGCCGGGGTAGACGACCAGGCCACCTGCGCCCGTCCTGTGGAAGAAGGGGGCGGTGGCCAGCGCCAGCGGGGTGATCCCGATCGAGGTGCCGGTGGTGCTGCCGTCCAGCGCCGAGACGTAGCTCGATTGCTTGTCTGCGATCGCGTAGCTGACGATCTTCTCCGCCCCGGCCGGGAAGGGCGCCCAGACCAGCCAGTCCCAGGGCTGCGAGCCTGCGACCACGCCGGTCGCGTAGGCCCAGCCGCCCCTGACCTGCACCGGAGCCAGCCCGCGCCCGGGGAGCGCGTCGAGGATACGGCGCATGAAGCCAGCCGGGGTCTGATCGAGCGGAGGATCGGTGGCCATCCCGCGCAGGACGGTGAAGACCGGCAGGTTGGTCGCCATCAGTCGGCCGGGTAGGAGTCGTTGCGCGTACCGGGGCTGGCGCTCGCCGGGTAGCCCGTCCGCAGTCCCGGCATCGCCCGGCCTCCCATGCGGCGCATCCGTCGCCTGGCCCGGCTCAGCTCCAGCTCGTAGAACTGGCGCAGCTGGTCGGGGGTGTGCGGCAGCCGCTTCTCGTCGTAGATCCCCGCCCGCCAGCGCATGTAGGCCAGCAGAGCGGTGTTGTGCTGGGCGGGGATGCCGCCGTACTGAGGAGTGGTGAAGTCGTTCGCGTCGGCGGCGAAGCTGGTCGGCTTGAGCGGCCCGTAGATGGTGATCGTGTTGGCGCTGGAGGGCGCCGGGTAGACCATGAACAGGTCGCCCTCGGCCGCGTACTTGCGCGTGCGGTCGAGCGTCGAGGAGGTGCGGCGCCAGTCCATCATCTCGGCCATCGAGATCCGCTCCAGCCCGTAGCGGTTCGTACCTGAGCCGATGAAGGCCTCCGTCACCCCGAGTACGTTCGGAACGGCGGAGGCCAGCGAGTAGTCCTCCTGGCCCGCCGAGAGGGCGATCGTGCTCTGGGTCAGGCGCACCCGCGTCTGGATGATGAAGTCGTAGATCGCGTCCTGCGCCCAGTCATTCATCAGCAGGTCTTCCAGCCCGCTGACGGTCAGGTCGAGGCCTACCTCGGCCGCCAGGTGGCGCTTCAGATCACCCCTGGTTGCGACGGCCACGGCTCTGCCCCTCCCGGATCTGCTGCTCGAAGAGGGCCTTCTCGGAGCGTAGCTCCAGCTCGGCCATGATCGCGCTCAGGGGCCGCGAGGGGCCGACGTGGCGGGTGCCGTCCAGCTCCAGCTGGGCATCAACCGACTGGCGCTGGCGCACCTCGTAGCCGCAGACATCGCAGTAGACCGGGAAGGGCTGCTCGAAGGGGAACTCCTTGCACTTCAGGCAGCGGTACCCGGCCTTGATCTCCCCGGCCATCTGCTCGGTGATGATCACGTCCACATCCTCCATCCAGCGGCCGGTGTTCGGCTCCTGGATCGGGACGCCGTTGCGCTCGATCACCATCGCCGCATACGGTTCGCCTCGGGCGTGCGCACGACTCATATGGGCATAGCTACGCGCTGGGGCCTTCTGGACAGGGAACTCCCGAGCCGCTTCCTCGGGGGTGAGCTTCCCTTCGGTAAAGCCCGCCTCTACAAGGGGGGCGAGCTGTTCCGGCCTGACTCGTTTCCCTTTGCGGGCCATCGTCCTCCTAGGCTTCGACGGTGATCTCCTCGACCGCCTGCGCGGCCTCCAGCTCGGTCATCGCCTCGATGATCTCGGGCCGGGCCTGGTTCTCCTCCTCGTAGCGCCTGACCAGGGTGGGATCCATCTCCAGCCGCTCCTGGAGCGTGAGGATGTCCTCGGGCGTGTCCTTGTCGTAGCTGCCCCAGGGGCGATCGGCCACCGGGGTCTCGACCAGGATGTAGTGGTTGGGGAACTCCGGTTGAAGCTCCTTCATGCGGTTGTCGATCTGCACCTGCATCGAGCGGCGCTCATCCTCGTTTTGGTAGTTGCGCAGGCAGAAGGCCTCCGAGTCGAACACCCCCACCCGCGAGAGCGGTGGGACTCCTTCCGGGAGGCCGGTGAAGTCGAAGGTCTTGAGCGCCAGATCGGCCTCCCAGTCCATCAGCCCGAGCTTGTCGAACTGGGCGATCACCGCCTCCTCCAGCACCTGATAGCGGGAGTAGCCACCTTCGATCGTGACCACCTTCTCGCGGGCCGGGAAGAGCAGTAGCCCGAAACGGGCGTAGGGCGAGATCGCGCGCATATGGGCACCTCCTGGGTGCGTCGTGGTTGGATGTGAGTGCCAGGGGGCGGCTGGGCAACGGGCGCCCCCTGGCATGGATCACTCGGGTCAGCCGGTCACGCCAGTGACGATCCCGTGCGAGCGCTCGACCTTGACCTTGAAGGTCAGCTCGGTCAGGTACTCCTCGTCCACACGGTCTGCGTCGTTGTTCTGGCGGTTCCGCAGCTGCTTGGTGTCGCGTCCGTTCAGCACGGGCATCCCGAAGTTGTCCAGGTCGATGCAGAACGCCCAGCCGCCGTACTGCGAGTTCGTGACGGAGAAGTCGTTCCAATCGCGCTTGACGATCACCGGGATGCGGAAGCCGTAGGCCCCCGAGATGAAGGCATCGACCTTCGCGCCGTACACACGCGCGTCCGTGGTGTTCGGCTGCCAGATGTTCAGCAGGAACCCGGACAGCGCCTGGGCGACCACCGGGGCCACGACCAGGATCACGTTCTGGGTGCCGTGCTGGAGGAACTGGCGAAGGTAGGTGTTCATCAGGGTGCTGGTCAGCGTCCCTGGAGCGGCCTGCACGTTGGTGGTGATGAACTCGTACAGGCCTCCGGCATGGCCGACCGGCTCGGTGAAGCTGGAGGTGTCGAGGTGGCGCACACCCCAGAAGGCGGTGTACTCGATCGCCCTCTTGTGCTCGGTCAGCTTCTTGCCCCGCTCCTTGTCCGGCACCGGGCCGCCGTACAGCCGAGAGGCAGCCAGCGAGTTCGTGAACCCGTAGGGGTGCCTGAAGATCTCGGTGTAGTTGTACTGCGCAACGCGCTTGGTCTGCTTCTCGACTCCCAGACCTGCGCCCTGCGCGGCGGCGTTGCCGACGATCAGGAGCTGGTCGCCAGCCGTGGCGGCTGCGAACGCGACTCGACCCAGGTGGGCGGTGACGGTGAGCACGTCGCCCGCAACCGAGACCACGCGCACCGCCTGGCCGGTCTTGGCGTTGCGAACAACGTCTCCGGCTCGGAAGTAGGCGCCCTCACCTGCGGCGACCGTGATCGTGGCCCCATCCGAGGCCCCGCCTGAAGCGACCGAGGAGAGCCGTGGCATCAGCTCGTCCTCCATCCACTCCACCTTGGTCGAGTCAGCAGATTCCCGAGCGATCCGCATCAGGATGGTCGTGAACTGGCTGACATCCGGGTCGAGCATGGCGATCGTGTCGTCCATGTCGATCACGCGCTCGTTCTGAAGGATGTCCTGGTCGTCCACCAGTCCCGACAAGACCGGAGTAGGCACTCCAGCCTCCTTTCGGGATCGAAGGAACTGCGGATCTGGGCCGAGCTACCCGGCGCTGCCGGACTGCGTGCCGCTCTCTGTCGTTACTGCCGGGCTGCCCGCTCGGAGCGGGCGATCTCGGCGGCAACCGAGGTCTGGCCCCCGAGGATGCGATCGCCCATGATCTTGGCCGCCGCAGCGCGGCGGGTCTGAACGTCGAGGGCGTCCATCTCTTCGAGGGTGGCCGGAAGGTCGGATTCCCCCGCGCTGGCCCTGCGGGATCCGGTGTGGGCAGCGGCGGCAACCTTCGCTTCGCGGTTGGCTGCGGCGCGCTGCTGCTGAGCGAGTGAGGACACCTCCGGGTTCCCGCTCGCCTCGACCAGTGAGATCAGGGTCTTGAAGGCCTGCGCCGTGCGCTCCGGGTCGCCGCTGGTGAAGTCCTCCTCCATCGCTCGTTTGAGCGTGGGGGTGGCATCCAGCGTCTCCTGGAGGTACGGCTCGGCGGCTGCGACCCGCTCCGGGCCTAGCTCGCGCTGCACGGCCTGGACGGCCTGCTGCTGCGCTCGCTCGACTCGCATCGCCTCGATGGTCGGATCCGGGCCTTGCTCGGCCCGCTGCTGCTCGCGGATCTGCATCTCCACGTCACGCATCTGGGTCTCGTAGAGGAACGCCTCCGGGTCGCCCTGCGCCTTCCAGTAGGAGAGCGCAGCGTCGATCATCTGCGGCTGCTGGTGCGAGACCTGGGCCATCAGCCCGATCCCGCCCTTGCTCTCGAAGGTCGCCTGGATGTTCTCCCAGGTCTCCTCCGTGACCAGCTGCCCCTGCTGGGCCTCCTCTTCGGCCCACTGATCCTGCTCGGAGCGCAGCTCACCGATCTCGTTCGACTGGCGCCCGATCATCTCCTGGGCGTCCGCCAGCTGCTTCTCCAGCTTCGATACCCGATCGTCCTCTTGGGGTGGCTCCTCGACCGGGGGCGGGGCTACCGGCTCCGCCTCGGCTCCCAAGTCCTCCTCCCCGAGACCTGCCTGCTGCTCCTTGGCTCGCATCGCGGCCGAGAAGCCGTCAGGGGTATTCACGTCATGCTCCATGTCCACCTCCCGGGGGACTAGGTGTAGGGCTGCCGCTCAGGATCGTCACTGGCGCCCTGCATGGCCCGTTCCCAGGCGCGCAGGGCGACGTTGCCGAGATCCTGCTCGACCCTCTCTGGCCAGTCGAAGATGTCCTTGATCGCGGCGATGTAGCCGCGCTGGAAGGCGATCTCCTCGCGGGGCACATCGTCCCCGCGCATCAGCCGCCTGGACAGCTTCTCGACGGTCAGACTCTCGAAGCGGGAGAAGCGCTCCCGCTGAAACTTCCACCCCTCGTGCTCTTGCAGCTCCTTCAAGGAGAGGCGCCCGTGCAGGTCGATCTCCTGCATCCGCCGCTGCACCGAGGGGTCGGCGCGCACCTGATCGAGGATCAGGGTCTGCTCGGAATCAGTATCCGGCTCCACCGCCGCCATTATTCGCCACGCCGCCACCCATCGCCAGGGCGCGCTGCATACCGGTCACGGGAGACCCCCCGATCCCTCCTGCGGCAGAGGGCGAAGATGCGTCTACCGCGCTTTCAGCGGTAACGCCGAGGTTGGGGGTCGGGGGGCCTCCGCCCGCAGGCTGCTGCTGGCCCTGTGCCTGGGCCATCTGTGCGACCGCTTGTGCCTGCGGATCCTGGCTGAAGAACTTCTCCGCGTCCTCCTTGCCCCACTGCTTGGCCATGTCCAGGAACAGCTCCTTCAGGTTCAACGGCCAGGGGGAGACGGCGAAGGCTGGAGCCGAGGACATGGCGACCTGGAAGAACTGGGTGGCCTCGTTGCGCTTCTCCTGGCGCATGTTCGACTCGCTCATCGGCTCCAGGTCGAAGAGGAAGTCGCCCTGGATGTCGAGCACCGAGATCTCCCGGAACTGCTGTACCCCGTCGGGGCCGAGGATGTGCGCCAGCTGGGTGCCGTCGATGAACTGCTGGCAGTTCTTCAGCCGCATTTCGGCTTCTGCTTTGATCCCCCTCTGGAACTCGTACTTTCGATACTGCATCCGCTGCTGGGCGGCGTTCATCACGATGCTTGCCCCGGTAGCCGTCTTCTGATCAACGGTGGCCGTTTCGGCCCCGGAGGCGAAGGGCGCTGCACTCGTGACGTTCTGAAGGTCGCCCTTCAGCAGCGCTTCCGACTGAAGCGCGATCTCGGCGGCCTGGTACGGGGGCGTGAGAGCCTGTACCTGGTCGGGACGCTCCACTTCCCAAAGTGCCCCTGGGTAGGCCTGGAAAGCGGCCGGGTCTTCGATGTCCTGGCTGATCACGTAGATGGCGTTGTTGACCAGCTCCAGGTTGTCGAGACGCTGGTTCTGGATCTCCCACAGCATTTCCTGGAGCTGCATGATCAGCTCGATCTCGGACATGCCGATCGTTGAGAAGGGCAGCGGCATCGAGCTGCCGACGATGAAGGGATAGCCGCCGTGCCAGAAGGGAGTCTTCTCGATGTCGCGTAGCAGCACTTCCTTGTTGCCGATCCAGGCGCGGTCTACTTCCCCGTCCTCGAAGCACCAGTACTCCAGCACCTCGATCTGATCCTTGCGCCGATCGACGTTGTACAGCTCGGAAACCCGGTCGGTGTATTCCTCGACGGCGTTGTTCCCACGCTCGTATTCCTTCAGGTAATCCACGTCCTTGATAAAGCCGGACGATTCGATCGCCTTTAGCTGCTCGAACGAGTACCACATGCGGTGGAAGAGGTACTGGGCACCGCCGTCCTGCCAGGGCTGAATCGCGCGAGCGCCCTCATGGATGAGGAAGTCGCGCGGGTCTACCACCGTGCAGGTGGAGTGGTCGCGCAGGATCCCGTCCTCGGTGATCTCGGTGATGGTGGGGACGCTGCCCAGGGAGTTGCCGTCCCCGTCGTGTACCTCGGTCTCCTGAATCCCCTGGCGCTTGACCGCCCCGGTGGTGTACTCCCAGCCGCACTTCAGCACCCCGCGCCCGCCGATCGCAGCGGTCAGGAAGAAGGGGCGCTGCTTCTCGTCCATGTCATCGACCTTGTGCTCGTGCCGGATCAGGTCTTCCACGTCCTGGGTGCGTTCGAGCTGGAGCTGGGCCTCCTCCAGAGTGACGTTCCCCTGGGGGGAGGGGCGAGCCGTGAGAAGGAGGCCCTGCTCCACCGAGGAAGAGATCACGGTCTCGATCAGGTTGAAGGCGTAGGGCGGGTGGATCTGATGCTTCCAGCGGGCGGCGTTGGAAGCCCGTCGCAACTCGCCCCGATAGGCCCGCTCCCGCTGTTCGTAGAGGGTGACGAACTTCTGGTGCGGCCCCTTCACCCGGTCGAAGCGCTCCAGGATCTTGTCCCTGGTCTCCTTCCTCTTTCCGGCGAGAGTGTAGGTCTGCCTAGTAGCCGCCACCTGCTCCTGCTCCTGGGCGGCTCATCGCGCGACCCATCGCCTTGTGCGCGGGCGTAATCCCGGCCGCCGCCTCGTCCTGCTTCTGGCGCCCGCCGAAGATCGACTGGAGCTTGGCCAGGCAGGCGGCGGCGACCGCCTTGTCCTGGTCGTCCTGCTCGGCGGCCAGGAACGCCTGAATGGCGTCGATCGCGTCCGAAAGAGCGGCCTCGGCATCCGGGTTGTCCGGGCCTCCAGGCGCTCCTCCACCGCCGCCGTCAGGCGCTCCTGGAGGGCCGGGCGGTGGGCCGGGCGGTGGGCCTGCCGGTGCCGCCCCAGGCGGGCCTCCGCCGAGCATGTCCATGATCGAACTCACGAGCCACCTCCAGATCGTGTCAAGAAAATATTTCGTGCAGGGACTTTGCGGATAAAAACCCTGCAAACGACCTTCGATCCTGTTTTCTGGCTGGAAAACGGCTGGTAAAATGTGTCTACCGGATTGATTCCGGGGTTGCACCAGCACATTGACAACCGAGTGCGTCGGGCAGAACGGAGGTTCATATGCCCGAAGACGCGATCGACCAGGTGGAGGCCGGGGTACGTCGAGCCGACCTGGCCCTGGCCACTCTGCGCAGCCACTCCGATCAGTGGGACTGGATCGGTGTCCTGCGCGGCGTCAACGCCACCATCACCCAGCTTCAGGAAGTCGCCATCGCGGCGGTCGAGCTGGGGATCAGGGAGGGGAAGACGCAGAAGGCCCTGGCGGACGCTCTGGGCGTGCCAGCGAGCACGCTGCGGGGCGCGAAGAAGGAGTTCGCCTGATGCCCGTCTGCAAGAAGTGCGGTCACATGGCCGCCACGGCCGAGTTCCGACGTAGCCCGAAGGGCGGCTACCTCTGCAAGGACAAGCTCGGCTGCAAACACGATCGCCGGATCCGCCGTCAGGGCGGCGAACCCGGCCCACGCTCTCTGCAAGAGCTGCTGAGGTTCTAACTCAACAGCCCGGCGCACTCGGAAGTCTACCCACCGGCCCTGACCGGGCCGGGCTGGTACTCGCGCGGCGCGCGCTTCGTCCGGCGCAGCTCGCGGGCGGGCGTTTCGCCGTAGTCTGTGTACAGATGCCAGGCGAGGGCGAGCGACATCACACAGTCGTCGTTGCAGCCGTCCTCGGCGCGGGGCGATGGCGATGTGTCCTTGTGTACGAAGGTGCCCATCTCGTAGAGATGATCCTGGGATACCCAGGGCAGACGCTGTTCGTAAGCACCCGTCTTCAACCGCTCCAGCACCAGTGGCCGAGTGGAGACGTTCATCGGGAAGCCGTACTCCTCGGCTGGGCGCTTGCCCGGCGCCGTCCTCTTGGCGAAGCGATACAGGTTGGGGTAACGGGGTAGCAGGTTGTTGCCGTCCCTGAGCGCCGTGATCAGCGCCTCCCCGTAGCCCCCTCCGCGCTCGACGGCCAGCTTGGCCGTGTTGAATAGACGGCCAAGAAAGTGGATCTGGAGCGCCGCCCGGGGCGCCTCGATCTTCGCGTGCAGATGTGCCACGAGAGCACCCGAGGCAGCGTCGAGCACATCGGCGCTGGTGTAGTCCTCAGCCCGTCCGGTGGAGGTGTCAACTCCCAGCACATACTCCGCTCCCTCTTTCGGCTTCTCGAACAGCTGGATGATTCCGTCGATCGAGGAGCGGAAAACCGCCCTGCGGTAGCCGTCCTGGAAGAACTGGCCCTGCATGATCGGGGCCTTGACGTTCTTGCGGTAGTAGGCCAGCACCTCGGCGTCGAAGTAGGTGAAGCCGGAGAGCATGAAGCCGTCGGCCTCGTTGAGCGGGTACTGGCGGTTGCGCTCGACCGTCGGCAGCTTCATCGCCACCCGCTGGTACCAGTCCTCGTCCCTGGTCGGCTCCGCGTTCCAGGGCAGGAACAGGTAGGAGATCCCCTTCTCCTTGCGGGTGTGGTAGAGGTGGTGGAAGAAGTTGCCTTCGCCGGTCTCCGGGTTGGAGACGCCGTTGGCGGTCGAGATCCCGATCCACTTGCCGCCTCGGGAGAGCACGGCCGGGGTGATCGCCTCGTAGATCTGGCGCCCGTAACGCTGGCGGCCCAGCTCGTCCTGAATCGAGAAGGAGATCCGGCCGCCGTGCCCGTGCAGGCCGGTGGCGGGCAGGGCTTGGAAGGTGCTCAGACGGCGGGCCTTGTCGGCCTTGTGCCGGAAGCGGATCCATTCGCTCGGGATCGCGCCCTTGGAGGGGGTGATCACCTCGACGTGCTGGGTGAAGATCGCAGGCAGGCTCTTGAACATGTCCCAGACCGCCTGGGTCAGCTTCTGCGCCTCCGTCTCCTCGTAGGAATAGGCTGCGCAGTTCACCCCGGGGCGCATCAGGATCAGCCAGAGGGCGTAAGAACAGGCCAGCAGGGTGAGACCGAGCTGGCGGGCCTTGTAGACCAGGTAGGAGTGCAGGTTCGGATCGTGCAGCCAGTCGATGATGGCGGACTGCCAGAGCCAGTCCTCGGCTCCGTCCTCCCCTGCGCTGAAGAGCAGGCCCGAGCCGTCACGACGAATGGCGCCCGAGGGCGGGAACATCTTGAACTCGACCCAGAGCTGGGTGACGGGATCGAAGTAGCGGATCTCGTTGACCAGCGCCTTCGGGTCACGCTCCGCATCGCGCAAGGCCAGGTGCAGGCGCAGCTCCTCCCGCAGGGTCGCCCGCTGCTCGTCTGAGAGCTGAGAGAGATCGAGCGCGCTACTCGACGGCGGCATCCTCTACGTCCGAGACGACGACCTTGCCGTCGGCGCCCGTGCCCTCGACGGTCGAGATGTCCACTCCCAGCTCCTCCGCCTTGGCGATCGCTGCTGGGGTTGCGCTTACCTCGGCCTCGGTTTGTCCCTCCGGGGTGTCCATCTCCGGGGTGACACCCTGGTCGGCGGCCAGCCCGCCAACTCCCTGGTCAGCAGCAGGCTCGGCGGCCTCCTCCGCCTCGGCAGCGGCCTGAGCCTGCTCCTCGGCGGCGGCGACCTGGGCCTCGGCCGTCTCCGTCTCCCGCTCAGTCAGAGCCTCCAGCTCGGCCTCCCGCTCCTGCTGCATCGCCAGCTCGGTCTCGGACAGGCCGGGGCCGGGGTCGTAGGTCTCCGGCTCGCCGCCCATGTAGCCCTCGACGCTCTCCGGGCCGTGCGGGCCGATGCCCTGGTTGGCGGCCCCACGCTCCTCCTCCGAGGCCTGCGACTGCTCCTGCTTGCGGTCGATCACGTCCGACATCGTTTCCTCGCCGGGGTAGACCGACAGGTTCTCGCTCTGCTGGTGGTCGCGGCTCTCGATCGTGATCGACTCCGACTCCGGGATCTCGTCCGGGGTCTTCTTCTCGTCCTCGGCGTCGGCCTTCTCGGCCTGGCGCTCGGCGGCCGTCTCGGCGGTCGCCTCGTAGCCAGAGTCACGGGCCGTCCACTCCTCGTCCGTGACCAGCTCGCCGTCGGGGGCGGTGACGGTGCGCAGCGCCTCCTCCGGCTCGGCCCGCTCCGCGATCGCCTCGTGCTCGACCGGAGGCGGGGTCTCCAGTGACTCCTGGAAGGCCTCGTGGCGGGTGATCGAGGAGGCCAGGCCGTCCTTGGACGGAGCGGCGGCCTCGATCTTGCCGCTGGGGCCGTACTTCTCGGCCCGGAAGTCGTTCTGCCAGGGGCCTTCGTGAACCAGCACCCAGCCCCGGCTCTCGATCTCGTCCCAGTCGAGCACTTCCAGCTCGGCCTGCGGCTCGACGGTTTCTGCCTCGTTGGGCATCTGTCCTCCTAAAGGTGGTAGGCGATCCTGCCGATGGTAGGGGGTGTCGGTGGGGGGGAGAGGGTGATGTGGCCCACCCTGCTCGGAAACCGGCACCCCCACAGATTGTGACGCTTTGCAGGCGCTACTTGCGGACGGGATTGTGCTTGTAGAGGATCGAGCCGTCCTCCTGCTCCTCCTCGACGGCCGGGTATTTCGTCCGGCGCAGGGTGTCCTCGGGGATCTCTCCGGCCAGCTCGTCCGGGTCTACCCCGAGCCGGTCGGCCAAACGCAGGATCTGGGCCGACATCTTGCGCCCCTTCGGCTGCGGCGCCCTGGTGACGGCCTGCTCGGTGTTGTGGCCGCCCGTAGCGATCTGCTCGGCACGCCTACGGGCGGCCAGCTCGACCTTATCCGGGTACTCAGCGGACATCGACCACGCTCCTGGTCTTGGGGTCGTACTTGACGATGTTGCAGACGGCCGGGGAGCGCATGTGCTGGAGCTTGTCGCTCGGGTGGACGGCGCGGTGGCCGGAGACGATCCAACCCTGGCGCCTGTACCAGCGCTTCCAGTTCTCGCGGGCCTTCTCGGCGTCCTTCAGGTAGATGCAGATGCGGTGCTTGCGCCACGTCCACTCGACCGCCCAGATCGCTCCCAGCTTGCTCTGCATCACGATCTGCTCGGCATTACGACCGTCGAAGTGACGGATCATGCCTTCCAGCGCCGCCCGCGCTCGGTGTCGTAGTGGTAGACGGTGCCACAGCCAGCGCAGGTGTACTCCAGCACGATGATGCCGGGGAAGTCGGTCTTGGTCACGACCACGTTGGCGCAGCGGCGCCCGAGCTGGCAGCGGAAGACCCAGCGCCAGTTCACGCCCAGGCCCCGTCCTTCCAGATGTGGACGGGCTTGCGCTCCGCCTCGCGGGCGACCCAGACGGTGAACTCGGTGCCGCGCATCGTGTTCGAGCCGTGGAAGGCGACGATCCGGTCGGCCAGCTCGGCGACCAGCATCGAGCGGTACCAGTTGGCGGAGGCGAAGTCGGCCCAGCTCGGTTCGCTGTGCAAGGGGTAGCGCGTGATCGAGCCGCCCTTGCGGTACTCCCAACGCTCTACTACGAACTTGCCCTCGGCCAGCTTCTTCGAGCGGTAGCTCCAGACCTGCCCGCCCAGCTGGTACCAGGTTCTCTCAGCGGTCAAGTCGATCCCCTTGGCGCCGCCGGAGACGACGATCGCCTGCGGGTAGGAGCGGTGCAGGTCGCGGCAGAAGGCCGCACAGGCCTCCACATCCCCGCCGAAGCGGGGGCCGACGACGGCGACGATCAGGCTCTGTCCCCCGGCTTGATGATCCGCTCGGCCAGCAGCTGATCGACGGTGCGCATCATCAGCTCACGGTTGCAGGCGGGCACCTGCTCCCAGGGCTTGGCCGACTGGCGCCTGGTGGTGTAGCGAAGCTCGGGGGCGATCTGCTCATAGGCCTCGTGGAAGGCGCGAGCGATCCGCTCGGAAGTGGTCAGACCGGCTGCGGAAAGCATCCCCGGCACTCCTTGGCGAACTTGCGCGCGTGCTTGGTCGGAATCCCGACCCGCTTGGCGTCGATCACCCGCCCGCAGACGGTCAGCGAGGCACCGCCCGTGGCGCCGGGGCCGAAGGCGTGGTAGGTGGGGACATCCTTGGAGATGTCCAGGATCACCGCCCAGCGGGGCGTCGGTGCCTGCGCTTCCTGCGCTTCAGCTTCTTGCGCTTGTTGGCGGTGGCGTAGAAGACCCGCTCTCCAGCTTTGGCCCCGTAGCGAGACTTCATCGAGCGCATCACACTCTCGCCCTTGCCACCGTAGTACTTGGAGAGCGGCATCTAGCCCACGTCGATGGTGTAGCTGCCGCCGTCGGCGGTCGGTGAGTCGGAGGCGCCGGAGGCACGTCCAGCCGCCCCGCCGTAGCGATGGCGGCGCTGGGCGTTCAAGGCGGCCAGGGCAGCGGCGTCGGCGGCGGCCTGGGAGGCGTTCGACTCGCCCCGGGCCTCGACCTGGAAGCCGGAGTCGAGCGAGGAGCCAACCACCGGCTTCGAGTAGACCGAGCTGTAGCGGGCGGGCTGGGAGGCGCTGAAGTTGGGCGTGGTCGGGGCGGCGCCCCGGTCGGCCTGGGTCAGCTTGTAGCCAGCGGTAGTGGCGGCGGTGGCATCGGCCAGGTCGGTGACTGCGGCCATCGTTCTCCTTTCGTAGCTAGAGGGTGCGGAACTGGGAGCGGGCGGGAGCGCCGAAGCGGGCGATCGCCAGCAGGGCGGCGCGGCGGGCGGCGTCGGACTGGCCGGGGAGCGCCCGGCGGCGGCGCAGGCGCGGGTCGAGATAGCCGACCCCCGGGTGCCAGCCGCCGGGGAAGCCGAAGCCGGGTGGCTCGATGCGCAGAGGTGGCCCGAGCGGGAGCCGGGGAACCGGGGTCGGTGGCCCGAGCAGGCGGGGAGTCTGCGGCTGGTAGGCGGGCGGGCCGAGCAAGACGGGCATCGCTACCTCACTTCGGGTCTGGCTCGTAGGAGCGCTTTTGCAGCTGGGTGCCGTCCGAGAGGCGCAGGCGGCGGGACTGGCGGCGGCGAACACGGCGCTCGGGAGAGGCCTTGACGCCCTCCCGGATCGAGGCGCGCAGGAACTGCGAGTAGGGGATGTCCTCGCGCTCGCAGTAGCGCAGGAAGTCGTCCTTCAGCGCCTGCGGCAGGCGAAAACGGATCACGGCGTCGTTCTTCACCGGACGAAGTGCTCCGCCAACAGCCAGCCGCCGAGGAAGCCGAAGATCCCGGCCGAGAGGAGCATCGAGCAGGCCAACAGCCTCAGACGATCGCCTCCAGAGCGAAGCCGAGCGCCAGGACGACGGCGGCCGGGATGGCCACGTCGCCGAGGCCGTCCAGCCACTTGATCGGCTTGTGGCCGACGTAGGCGTACAGGATCTGCTCCAGCTCGCGGATCAGGTAGTAGCCGATCGAGACCCCGACCCCCACGATCAGCGGCTCGGCCGCTCCGGCGGCCCAGGCGATCAGGGCGGCGATGGTGGTGATCAGGAGCGCGATCAGCGAGTGCGCGACCCAGGTGCGCCAGTCCTCGCCGTGCGTCCAGCGATTGATCGCCTGGCGGATCCTGTCCATGCCCACAGGCTAGCCGATCTGTGTCTACAGAGCTAGCGCTTGTGCAGGGTCGTGCCAGACCTACGGTCTCTAGCTTCCGCAAGATCCTTCTGGTCGCGGACGAGGTTGACGATCCAGGTGACGACGGCGGGAACGAAGGAGAGCACGATCGCCAGGTAGAGGATGGTCTCGTCGCTCCAGGCGAAGAGCTGCCCGAGCAGGTAGGCGAGCGCGAGCGCCAGCGGGCCTGCGGTCTCGGCCGGGTGCTTCTTGGGGAGGTTCGTCACCGAACACGCTCCGCTTCATTCATAGGGCGGGGATCTGCCTCCTGGTGCCGAGGATGATCGACTTCTTGCCCTTCCTGAGCCAGCCCTCGGTCTTCCACCAGCAGGGGGTGCAGATGCCGGAGGAGAGAGCGAGCTGGCTCAACTGCGAGCCGCAGGTGTCACAAGTGCTGCGGTACTTGGTCACTCAGGTGCGCCAGTTGGCCGGAGGCCCTGGGGTGAGAGCGATCACGAAACAGGCCAGGCCAGCGGCCACGATCCCGATGATCGTGCGCAGCTCGACATCCGGCTCGTCCACGAAGAAGGCGAAGATGGCGGCCAGCACGAACAGGACGATGGCGGCGATGAAGGCGAGGAACCTCATACGTTTCTGAACCTCCGATCGAGCCAGCTGTTGTAGTAGACGGCGTTACGGCAACCGAGGGCTAGACATCGGCGGGGAGGGGGTTTTCGCCATCCGCCTCGCCTTCTTGCCCTTCGGCTTCTTCGGCTTCTGGGTCTGCCTCTTCGGCCTGTTGCGGCTCTTGCTGCTCATCCGGCTCCTGGGGTGGGGTCTGCTCGCTCATGCGGCCTCCTTGTCGATGGGCGGAGCGTAACGGTGTTTCTGCCTCAGTGAGGGGTTCCCTAAGAAAGTCCCCACCAAGAGGCTCAAGCCGCGCGGGGGTGGGGGGCGGGCCTGGCGGGTGGTCTTCACGCGCGGGGGCGTGAACGGAAGGGCGCGCAGTGGCCTCGGGCAGCGCGTCCAGGCCTGCCAGCGTGGCCGCTAGCTCGTCCCTGCTCAGCGTTGCCAGGCCTGCTGACATGTTGCCTTGGTTGGCATCGTCCTGCTCACTGGGGCGGCCGAAGGCCTGGTCGGCCAGGCGGGCGAGGGCGTTGGCGTTGCCAGCGTGGGCAAGGCGGGCGACCACTGCGTCTAGCTCCTCCTGCGTCAGCTTGGACAACGCCACCCCGAGGCGCTGGCGGAAGGAGCGGCTGGCGTTGGCCTCACTGGCAACGTTGGCTTCATGCCTGGCCCTGGCTTTGACACGGCGGGCCTCAGCTGCACGGCGTGAGGCTTCCTGCGGGCCTAGCCCTCCGAACATGCTCCCCGTATCGGGGCTGGCGCTCTCGTGGGCGCTGGCGTGCTCCTGGACGGTCACAGGCGGCTCTCCTGATAGCGGGCTGGTGCGGCTCTCTCCATCGGGGCGGGTCGATCTCACTGGCTGCTTGACCTACTGCCCGTCTGTGTCTACAGTGTGTCTACGTCCGGCCCTCATACCTGGCTAGGGACGCGCCCCACGATCACCGGCAGGCGCCCCGAACGGACAGACGTGAGACGGCTCGCGCACCTCTGAGAGGGCGGGCCGGGGATCATCCCCAGGGGGCGCAAGCGGGTCTACCGTGACCGCCCTCGCCCGGAGCAGCGCGCGCAGGCAGGACGGCGGCAGGACGGGAGCGAGGGACAGAACACACACTCTCTCTCTCACTGTCGGGGGTGCCTCGGGTCTACCGGGGCGCCTCTGCGAGCCTGCGGGCTGCCTGGACGGCGGGCGGCGCTGTCCGGTCTACCTGGCAGGCTCACAGAGGCGGCGCAATCCCGCGCCGTCCTCCGACAGGGAGGGAGCACAACATGCCTGCACTCTTTGAGCAGGGATTCTTCGTCCGTGAGCCTGCGTGGCACGGCCTGGGAGTCGTCCTGGACGACTACCCCGACCGCGAGACCGCGATGGCGCTTGCCGGACACGACTGGGACGTGATCCTGCGCCCGCTCGTGATGGTCGGCAAGAGCAGGGACGAGAGCTTCACCGGGCCGACCATCCAGCACGACGGCGAGGCCCACAGCTACAAGGCGGCCGAGGGCTGGAACGCCCACGTCCGCAGCGACACGGGCGGGCTTCTGAACATCGCCCGCGAGTCGTTCGAGCGCATCCAGAACTCGGTTGCGTACGAGGTCTCGGAACTTCTGTTTGACCAGGGGTTCAAGTACGAGGCCGGGATCACGGTCGATGGCGGCCGAACCTGCGCCATCACGCTCGCCCTGAACGAGCCGATCACCATCGCCGGTGACGACTCGCAGGTCGTGCCCTTCGGGTGCCTCTCGTGGGCGCACGACGGCAGCGCGAGCCTGAAGGTCAGGAGCGGCACGATCCGCCAGGTGTGCGCGAACACGGTGAGCGCGTCCGAGGCCGAGGGCAAGGCCCTCGGGACGGACTTCACCTTCCGCCACACGAAGAACTGGCGGGAGCGCCTGGACGACGCCAAGGCGGCCATCCGGGGCGTCCGGGACGGCCTTCAGGTCTACCGCGACGTGATGGAAGATCTCGCGGTGCAGCCGGTCTCGACCGAGCAGCGCGATCTCTTCGTCAGCACGATCATCGGGGATCTCCCCGACCGCGACGGCGTGCCGGTCTCGATGAGGCCGGACACGAGCGAGCGGGTCAAGAACAACATCAGCACGGAGCGGGCCAAGGTCAACGGTCTCTTCATGGGCCAGACGATCCCGGATCCGCACCGGCTGACGGCCTACGGGCTGCACCTGGCGGGGGTCGAGTACTTCGACCACCTGCGCAACTACCGCAGCCAGGACAGCTACGTCAAGCGGACGCTGCTGAACGAGAGCCGCGAGAAGGCGAACCTGACTCGCACCATCCGCGAGCTTGTCGCGGCCTAGGGACTGACGGACAGGAGCGGGGGCGTCCATGCGGCGCCCCGCGCTCGTGCTGCCAATCCCGGCAACACGAACAGGGAGGGAGGGCGTCACATGGACGCCATCGACAACCAGGCCGTGAGCACGGCCATCGTTACCATCCTGCGGGCCACCGGCCTCGCAGAGGCCGTCACGGCCGCTCTGCGCGAGCAGGGCATCATCGAGACCCCCGAGGCCGCACCGGCCACGGGCGTCAGCCTGGAGGCCCTGGAGGGCTTCACGAACCGCCTGGACGAGATCGTCGGGCAGACGGGCTGCGGCTCGATGCCGGAGGTGCCGGAGATCGACCTGTCGAGCCTCGCAGAGCGGGCCGCCGACGCGGCCTACACGGCGGCTCAGCAGGAGATCGAAAGCTACGAGCCGGACTTCGACAGCTACGAGTACGAGCAGGCCGTCGAGACGGTCGAGCAGGCCCGCGATGCGGCGGTCCACCTGGCCGGTTATCCGGCGCGGTTGACGCTGACCAAGCTGGCCGAGGACGCGTTGCGTGCGGAGCTTGAGCGACTGAAGAAACAGTTCAACCAGGGCCGCGACTTTCCTCCGCGCGGCGAAGAGCTGAAAGGCGGCCGGCCGATCGCCGCCTAAACCCCCGCAATTGTGTCGGCGGCCAAGCGCCGCCGATCGCCTTGACACGTATCCCCCGGTGTCCTATGACCCAACAAGCCACTACTCCCGCCGGCAATCCTGCCGCCAAGCTGGCCGAGCTCCAGCGGCTGCGTAAGGAATTGCTGCAGCGGATCGTGAAGAACGAAACGCGTCGCAAGTCTGACTCGAAGTAACGGCCATTCGACGAGAGTTCGCGCTGTGGGAGGCGATGTCAGTCGCCGACGACGGAACTCGGTTTAGTCGGCGAAAGGATTCGCCTCCCACGATTCGTTCGCAAGCGGACACGCGTCAATGAAGACTGTCGTCACGCCCATTCTGTTGGCTGCGGCGCTGTGGCTCAGCGCTACCCGGCCGACGCTTGCGCAGTTTGGGCCGCCGCAGATCGGGCCCCCGCAGTCGGGCGCTTGGATCCCCGCGCGTCCCATCGGGGTCACGCAATCCCCTCCGAGCGGCAGCCAGGGCGTAGCCGGCGCAACGAGCGATCGGCCCGGCGACGGCGGCGTACAGTGGCCGTTGCCGGCCGGCGTGCATGCCCATCCGGCAGTGTGCCGCATCGTCGTGCCCAACCGCGACGGCGAGTCGTGGGGCTCGGGCACGTTGATCGACGTGACCGACCGCTACGGCCTGGTGATTACCAACTGGCATGTGGTCGACGAGCAAATCGGTGAGATCAGCGTTATCTTCCCCGACGGCTTTCGCTCCGGCGGCCGAGTGCTGAAGGTCGACCGCGACTGGGACCTGGCGGCCATCGCCATCTGGCGACCCAGCGCCGCGCCGGTGCCGCTGGTGACTCATGACGCCACCTGCATCCTCTACCGTGTGGCCACGCAGGCGCTCAATCATGCCGGCCGCGACTGGGAAATCGTTTTCAACGGCGTGGGCAGCGTCGCCCTGATCGCTGCGGTGCGGGCGGGGCTCGGTGTCTGCGCCGTGATCCGCCGACTCGCGCCTGGCGCGCTCGTGATCCCCGATGACAGCCCGCTGCCGAAGATCCCGAGCCTCGTATGCGGCATCTATCTCCGCGACGAGAGCACCGGGGCCGACCGTTCGGTGCTGGAGACCCTGGCGGAAATCATTGCCGAGACCATTCGCCCGCCGGTGCCGCTCGACCTGCCCGGCGATCTGCGCTCGGCCGAGCTGCGCGCCGGCAACCAGCGATAGCGCATGTCCCGGCGAAGTGGGGACCGGTTCGCCGACAAGGACAT